TTAATCCAGTATCCCTTTTGTGTAAGATTCAAAACGATCTTTATGTTGCTGTTCGATTTTATGGCTTATATGGGCATATACATCAGAAGTAATAGATAGGCTTCCATGACCTAATCTTTCCTGGACATATTTCATATCAGCCCCAGCTTCAAGTTGTAGTACCGCATGTGTATGTCGTAAAGAATGTATGGGTAAGGAAGGCAACCCAGCCTTTTTTAATATACGACTAAATGCGTTAAACAAAGTAGATTTTGGCATGAAGCCGCCATCATCTCTACACAAAACTAGGTTTAGATCGTGGTGGTATAAATCATTCAATGCTAGTTTATGTTGGTTTTGATGCCTAAGATGATGTTGAAGTACTTGAGTGAGTGTAGAGCTAATGGAAATAACTCGTTTGGAATTAAATGTTTTTGTATCGCCAAAAAGGTCTTCCTTCGATTTAGCTTTAAAGTCTAATGTCTTTGATATAGAAATGGTTTGTTCTTTTAAATCAATGTCGGTCCACTGTAATGCGGCAGCCTCACCTTTTCGCATACCTGTTTCTATAAGTAACCGGAAGAATATCCAGTAATTGTAGCCATATTGGTGTGCGGTTTGAAGGAAAAGGGGGATATGCTGGCTCTCCATATACTTAATCCCTTTTTCTTTTCGATTGCCTTTAATTGAGACCCCCAGACAGGGGTTTTTTTGTATTTTTCCAATTGTTACGGCTTTACTCATGGCGTTGGTCATTGTGCTGTGAATAATCTCTATTGTTCGTCTGCTATACCCTGCATCATGTAAACTATTTAAAAACTTTTGATACATTACTGGCTTAACATCGCTTAATAATATTTTTTTGAAATGTGGGAGGATGTGATTCCTGATATTTAACTCATGAAGTTCCAAGGTGTTTTTACGAACCGATCCTTCTTTATATTCATGTAGCCATTCGTGAAGGAAGGTTTTAAGTAGAACAGGTTTCTGCTCAAGACCTTCTTCCAATTGTCTTTCCATTTCTCTTGCAGCAACCTGAGCTTCTTTTTTGGTTTTAAATCCACCCTTCATTTTTTCCTTTTTGGATTGAGAGAAGGGGTCATTATATTTGATCCTGTACTCCCAATTGTCGCCGCGTTTCCGAAAACTAGCCAATTAAATCACCTCAATATAGAATGTATGTTCTTTTTGGATGTAAATAAAAGAAAAGTTCAAGCTTTAGTATAAGAAACCCTAAAACGGTAAATCTTCATCTGATATATCCTTGCTACTATTCACGACCACCATTTGTTTTTTCGGTGAATTAAAAAGGCTTTCATCAAAAGGATCTACAAGTTCCTCTTTTTCTTTCATTTCTACTTCCCAGTTTTTCAAAAGGTTTTCTTCATAATAGATAGAAGTAGAGCCGCATTTGCTACAAAATCTAGCATCGCCTTCGAGAACATTCCCACAACCTTCATCATGAGTATGCCAAGTGATATGTTGCTGATATTGAAATTGATTGTGATCCTCTTCTCGAAAACCAGTGCATCTATTAATTTGGTAAACTCCGCAAACTTGGCAATAGTCGCCACCAACATTTCCGTTTTTGCATTTAGGACATTCTGTAGGCATTAGCAACTCATTTAATTCTATTTTTGAGTAAAACATATTTCCACCTTCTCCTTTTATTAAATTACTTTGACCACAAACTGGGCAAAAATGACCATCTTTATCTATAAAGAAATGAAAACAATCACTGCAGGTTTTTCCATGTCTGTATTTAAAAATAAAGCGTTTGAACATTTTAATAACAAAATGTTCCTTTGAGTATGAAAAACTCATCCTTAAACCATTTTGAAAATAGTTAAAAACATTAGTTGCAGCTTCATAAGAAATATTAAAAATATCGGAAATAATACTGGGATCTGTCGGATTTAACTCGCTTACAATGTTAGGGGGAGCTAAAAGTGTACGAGCGAAACAATTAGCCTCCTTTTCATATACTTCATATTCGGAATTTGTCAAAGAGTAGCGTGCTAATATTGTTTTTTGGGTTACCTCATTGTGCTTCAATATAAAGTGACCAATTTCATGAGCAATTGTCCAACGAATACGTCCCTCGTTCTCTATAGTATCGTTATATAAAATCATATACTCATTTGTTTCACGAATGTACCAACAGCACCCATCTTCACTGTCTGTAAAATTACAAACTTCTTCTATAGTCCATCCTCGCTTATTTGCTAACCAAGTGTATTTCCTAATTTTAAGATTAGGGAAAAGTTTTTTTAGTTTTTTTACTTTTATCGGAAAGTCATTAGCCTTACTGGATTTAAGTAATTCGTATGCTTTCATTTCTGCTTTAGAAAAGTTAGGCTTATATATCTTCGTCATCTTCATCGTCGTCCTCATTAAATGCTTCTTCAAAGGAGAGTTTAATGATGTCTACCATTTTCTTTCTATCCTTTTCAGACATTCTTCTAGCAGCTCGTTGTAATGTTCGAATATCATCATCGAGAATATCATCTGCAGGTTCGCCTTTTGCATTGGACGGTCGACCTAACAAATCATCAGTTGATACTCCGTAATAATCCGCTAATTTTTCGAGCATTTCGATACTTGGTCGTGCAATATCATTTTCCCATGAGTTATATCTAGCCCTTTTGATATCTAAGATATCTGCAATTTGATCTTGGGTAAGACCACGCTTCTTTCTTAATGACGTAAGGTTCTTGCCAATTTTCATAATAGTCCTCCATAAAAATATGATAATTATTTTATCAATTTCACTTGACGATAATTAAATTATCAAATATAATCGGAAGTACAGTAAGGAGGTGATAGGAATTATGGCAAATAAACGCCATTTTTTCGCAGAATGCCGAAAAGAGAAAGGTACCCAAAAAAGGGTGGCTCTCGATAACGGTATTTCTACTGTCTACTTAAGAATGATTGAAAACGGAACATTTACTCCTGGTAGAGACCTTATGTTCAAGTTGTCCAATTATTTTAATCAACCTACAGAAAAACTGTTTCCGGATTATTTTAAAGATTCGCTTATTAAGTATGTACAAAGCGATAATTAAATTATCTATTTCTATTATAATAGTTAATTTAATTATCGTCAATGAGTCTGAAACTTTTTTTTACAAGTAATGATAATTAAATTATCAAATATTAGGGGGAGTTAATTTGAACACTGTACAAAAAGCTTTCACTTATCGAGAAAATACTATTCGTACCGTGACTTTAGGGGAAGAAGTTTGGTTTGTTGCTAAGGATGTTTGTGAAGTACTTGAAATTAAGAATAGCCGCGACGCACTTTCCCGCCTTGATAATGATGAAAAGGGGGTAGTTTTAACCGACACCCTAGGCGGTAAGCAGGAATTAACCTCGATTAATGAACCAGGGCTTTACAGCTTGATACTTGGAAGTCGCAAGCCAGAAGCAAAGGCGTTTAAACGTTGGGTAACCCATGAAGTTCTCCCTGATATTCGAAAGCATGGGGGATATTTAACACCTGAGAAGCTGGAAGAGGCGCTACTTAATCCGGATACCCTCATTAGACTGGCAACGGATTTGAAAGCTGAACGTAAAAAACGGATTGAAGCAGAAAAAACTATTGAACAGAATCAACCAAAAGTAGTTTTTGCAGATGCAGTAAGTACTTCGAAAACTTCTATCCTTATCGGTGATTTAGCCAAACTTCTTAAGCAAAATGGCTATGACACAGGTCAAAAAAGACTATTTTCGGAATTACGCGACAAAGGCTTTTTAATTAAGCGAAAAGGTTCTGACTATAACAGCCCTACACAAAAGGCTATGGAGCTTGGATTATTTGAAGTAAAAGAAACAGCCATTACACACTCTGATGGTCACGTGCGAATTTCAAAAACAACTAAAGTTACCGGAAAAGGCCAGTTATATTTTATCAACAAGCTTCTACAAAAGGTGGGATAAGAATGCTCCACATTCAATTCGATAAAAACGAACTGGAACTACGGTTTAAAGAAGAAATGAAAAAACGCCTGGATGAGCTAGAACACCGATCTACCTTTTGGGATATGAAAGAGTTAGTCCGCCAGACAAACATGAGTGAGAACTTCATTAAAGATCAATTCTTCTATGATAATCGGTTTCCAAAGGTAAGAGTGGGGAGAAAGTGGATTATGCCCGCAAAAGCAACAGAAGAATTCTTACTTTTATGGATTTCCGAACAAAAAGGAAACGTTTAAGGAGAAGGTGATTAAATGGAGTATTTTATGGGGGCTTTGGTCGTTTTCTTCCTAGGTTTAGTCATAGGTAGCTTTCTAGCTGAAGAACGCTTGAGAGGAGGTGAGAAATGTGAGTGAGAAACAAAAAACCTCACCAACTGAAGCAACAGAGTGTGAGGGGAAAATCATTTTACCAAGTTATTTAACAGAAACTCAAAAGGCAGAAATCTTTACTGCAGTAAAAAATAAAATGCCAGTTATTATCTCAGGCCCACAAGGACCTACTGGTAAAACCCATCTTAAAGAATTACTTAGAAAAAATAATGTAATCGTTTATGAAGAATGGGAATGTTTAAAGATTCATTTAACCAAATTAGTTACTAAAGAAAAATTGAAAGAGTTGGAGCAAGAACCTTCAAACATATAAAAGGCACGTGCTTGCAACACGAGCCCAAGTTAAAACCTATTTGCGGTCATTATACCATATTTATAAATTAGGAGGATATTTATCTATGAATATAACAGTTAAAATCGATGCGCCTGAATTGGCAGGGGCTATCAATAATTTAGCAGCAGCTTTATCCGGAAATCGAAAAGCAGTAACGGTCATCGAATCACCGAAAACAGTGGCAAAAAATGTTGCACCAATCATTGATCCTTCTAAAAAAGAAGAACCGAAGCAAGAAGAGGTTAAAAAGCCAGAAACAAAAGTTCAGCCAGATCCTGAAGCAGATTCTTCTATTAAAGAAGAAACACCAACAATCAGTTTAGAAGTGGTTCGTGCCAAGCTTGCAGAACTGTCTCAAGCCGGTAAGCAAAAAGAGGTAAAAGCCCTTATTACTAGTTTTGGTGTGAAGAAGTTAACGGAAATTCCTGAAGAAAAATATCCGGAATTACTAGAATCTGCGGGGAAACTAGCATGAGTGGGGCTCACTCTGAAAGAGCACATGCCAAATTATCGGCTTCAGGCTCTAAACGTTGGATGTCATGTACACCAAGCGCACAGCTAGAAGAAGATTTTCCGGATCAAACCAGTGATTTTGCAAGGGAGGGCACTTTCGCTCACGAGTTGTCCGAATTATTCTTACAGTTGCATGTTGGTCAGATTACAAAAGCAACGTTTACCCGTCGTTTGAACAAAATGAAGAAAGACGAATTCTATTCGCAAGAAATGGAGGATTACGTTCAGGTCTATGTAGATTTGGTCATTGAACGGATTAATGAAGCAAAAGCAAAATCTGGTGACGCCATCGTTCTTTTGGAACAACGTTTGGATTTTAGTGAATGGGTTCCTGAAGGATTTGGTACTGGGGATGTCGTGATTATTTCAGGTGACTCCATTGAGGTCATTGATTTGAAGTATGGAAAGGGCGTTCCAGTCTCGGCGGAAGGGAACACCCAAATGAGGTTATACGCCTTGGGAGCGATTAACCAGTTTGGAATACTATATGAGTTTGAAAACGTACTTATGACAATTGTCCAACCAAGATTAGATAGTATCTCTACCGATGAGGTACTGGCTGATGATCTTTTAAACTGGGCGGACGAATACGTCAAACCGAAAGCACAAATGGCAACGAATGGTGAAGGTGAATTTGAAGCAGGTGAGCACTGCCGGTTTTGTAAAGTCCGATTCACTTGTAGGGCAAGGGCAGAAGCCAACCTTGAAATGGCAAAACATGAATTTCAAAAAGCATCTCTTCTCTCTCATGATGAGATTGGCGATATATTGCTTCAAGCAACGGAACTTCAGAAGTGGGCAAAAGATGTTCAGGATTATGCTCTTGATCAAGCCGAGAAACATGGAGCTAAGTTTCCGGGCTGGAAACTGGTTGAAGGTCGGAGTAATCGAAAGTATACGGACGAGAATCAGGTCCTTGAAAAACTTAAACAATACTATCCTGTTGAGTCTGTAACAAAGACAGCCTTACTTACTCTGAGTACTTTAGAAAAAACAATCGGTAAGAAACAGGTTCAGGATTTCGTTGGTGATTTAATCATCAAGCCTGCTGGAAAGCCGACCCTTGTAGTTGAATCGGACAAGCGTCCGGAATTATCATCTGACGCCGCAGCTATTGCTGATTTTAGTTAAGGAGGGGGATTATATGGATAAATTACTTGAAATGCTTCAAGCTCAACTTGCCCAAAATTTCGATCACAAAGTTGACCTTTATCGAGAAGAAGGAAAAGGAGTGCTTGCCGTTCCGTCGGGCCTGCCTCTACATCCTGCTAACGTAATTTTTTCAATGAATGATGCAACCTTATCTACACTAGTTTTCTATTAAAAAAAAACACATACAAATGGAGGAATAAATATTATGGCTATTAAAAATTCAGATACAAAAGTGGTAACAGGAAAAGTTCGTTTATCTTATGTTCACGTATTCGAGCCAAGTGCAATTGAAGAAGGGCAAGAAAAGAAATACAGCACAGCAATCCTTATCCCAAAATCCGATAAAGAAACGCTTAAAAAAATCAAGGCGGCTGTTGAGGCAGCTAAAACAGCCGGTTTAGCTAAATTTGGTGGGAAGATTCCAGCCAACTTAAAAACACCTTTACGTGATGGCGATGAAGAGCGCGAGGATCAACCTGAATATGCAGGTCACTATTTCTTGAATGCTTCATCTAAAACAAAACCAGGTGTAGTTGATGCGAATGTTCAACCGATTCTTGATTCCACTGAGGTTTACTCAGGTTGCTATGGTCGTGTTTCCATCAACTTCTATGCATTCAATACTGCCGGGAATAAAGGGATTGCTTGCGGATTGAATAACGTTCAGAAGCTAGCTGATGGGGATTACTTGGGTGGACGTTCACGTGCCGAAGATGATTTCGATGCAGTTGATGATTCTGACGATGATGACGATTTCTTAGGATAAGACTTAACGAGCAAGCACCCTTACCATGTAGAGGGTTCGATAAGAGCACAGCTTGGGTGGTCGGTGGAACTGAGAATGAGAAGCCGTTAAATGCGTGAGGACACCTTTTCTCGTAAGTATAGAAGTTTAGAAGAGGGGATTCGATAGAGTCCCCTTTTTCATAGAAATGGAGGTTGGAAGAATGTTGAAATTGGATTTAGATAATCGTAATCATCAGATTATTGTCGCAGCACTTGCCTCGCTAGTTGAGGATGAAGGGCATTCCCCGAGAGATGTAATGGCTCTTTTAGAAGATATCAAGAAAAATACCTTTCACGCTTTGATGGAGATTAGTCGGGAGCGAAAAGCATGAGAAGGTTGTCCATCGATATAGAAACATATAGCAGTGTTGACCTTATTAAATGTGGTGTATATGCCTACACGGAAGCACCTGATTTTGAAATCTTGCTTTTTGCTTATGCCTTTGATGATGAAACCATACGTTGCATCGATTTAGCGCAAGGTGAGGTAATTCCCGCCATCGTTGAAATGGCTTTGCAAGATCCAAGCATCATTAAAACAGCCTTCAATGCGAATTTTGAACGAACCTGCATTGCCAAGCATTATCAAAACAAGGGTTTCGCCTATAAAATGGACCCTCTTCAATGGAGATGTACGGCCGTTCATGCTTCAACGTTAGGTCTTCCAGGTAACTTGGCCGGCGTTGCGAAATCCATGAAGTTGGATGTCCAAAAAGATACAGCTGGTAAAAACCTAATCAAATACTTTTCAATCCCTTGTAAGCCGACAAAGGTGAATGGGGGGCGTACACGAAACCTTCCCGAACACGATTTAGAGAAGTGGCAGAAATTCATTGATTACTGTATTCAGGACGTTGAAGTGGAGAGAACCATCAAAAGTAAAATTGAACGTTTTGAAACTCTTGATTTTGAAAATCGACTTTGGGCGTTGGATCAGCGGATAAATGATAAAGGCGTGCAGTTAGACCCGGGATTGGTTCAGCATGCAATTGCTTGTGACACCCAGTACCAAGAGCGCTTATTAGAAGAAGCTCGTAGGTTAACAGGGCTGGAAAACCCAAACAGTATAGCCCAGTTGAAAGGGTGGCTGGAAGACCAAGGCCTTGAAGTGGACAGCCTGGCAAAGGATAACATTCCACTTTTGTTAGAACAGACGGAGGATCAATCAATCCATCGTGTATTAAAGCTAAGACAAGAAATGTCTAAAACATCTGTTAAGAAGTACGTAAAGATGCGAGATGCACTGTGCCCGGACGAAAGGGTGCGGGGGCTGCTTCAATTTTACGGCGCAAACCGTACAGGGAGATGGGCAGGACGTCTTGTCCAAGTGCAAAACCTTCCACAAAATAAACTCACTGATTTGGATGTAGCCCGGCAGCTGCTTAAGGCCGGTGAGTATGAAATGCTGGAAATTCTTTTCGATAAAGTACCTTTTGTTTTATCCCAATTGATTCGGACAGCTTTCATTCCGTCTCCTAACAGTCGATTCATCGTTTCCGATTTCAGTGCCATTGAGGCTCGAGTCATTGCATGGTTTGCCGGGGAACAATGGAGGCTGGACGTATTCAACACTCACGGGAAGATTTATGAGGCATCAGCTGCCCAAATGTTTAATGTTCCTGTTGAATCGATTGGAAAAGGAGATCCATTACGGCAAAAAGGGAAGGTTTCTGAACTAGCTCTTGGATACCAGGGTGGACCTGGTGCATTGGTGCAAATGGGTGCACTCGATATGGGTCTTGATGAAGAGGAGCTTCCTGGATTGGTCAAGGCTTGGAGAAAAGCAAACCCTAAGATCGTGAAGTTTTGGCATGAAATAGAACGTGCAGCCATTAAAGCCGTGGAGGAAAAGACGCCAGTCAAAATGCAGTTTGGATTAACCTTCATTTATGAATCAGGAGTCCTTTTTGTACAGCTACCTTCTAAAAGGAAACTAGCTTATGCGAGGCCGCAACTTAAAACGGATGAACGCTTTAATAAAATGTCGTTATCTTATGAAGGTTCCACCGATAACGGCGGTTGGGGCAGGATTCCCACATACGGCGGAAAATTGGTGGAAAACATCGTTCAGGCAACGGCAAGGGACTGTTTGGCAGAATCGCTCATTCGCTTAGATGAAGCCGGCTATCAGACCATCATGCATGTTCATGATGAGGCCGTGTTGGATGTTCCAAATGATTTCGGTTCCCTTGATGATGTTGAACGGATTATGGGCCAACCTGTTGAATGGGCACCAGGCTTGCCTCTAAGTGCCGACGGGTTTGAAACGGAGTATTACAAAAAGGACTAGGAGTGAAAAAGTAATGGGCCATTATTTTTATATCACACCTGAAGAATACAACAGAGCAGAGATCCATGGAGTTTGTCGTCAAACGCTTGAATACCGAGTTTGTACTGCTGCTTGGGAGAAAGAAAAGGCGATAACCACTCCACCTAGAAAGAAAGGCCAGTATAAAGAATTCATAAAAATAGCCGAACGAAATGGAATCTGTAGAAACACATTTTGTACACGGATATATGGTCTTGGCTGGGAACCTATGCGTGCGGCGTCCGAACCGATTATCTCGAAGCAAGAATTGGCGAAAAGACTAAATAAAACTTCCATTCCTCAAAAGTATAAAGATCTTGCTGAGAAAAACGGCATCAAATATAGCACGTTAGCCTGGCGGATTCGAAAGGGTTGGGATTTTTTAAAGGCTTCTACTTTAGCCCCGACCGCGCCGAATAAACGCCGTGAAATGGCTCCAGTGAACGTAAATTAAGGGGGTGCAGTCATGCTAAAGGTTTCGGAGACTAATTTTGAAAAAATAAAAATTGAAATGAAGGAAGCCAAGGTTCTAAGGGTTATGAAAACTTCATTTTTAAATAAACAGTATAAGGGTCAATATAATCTACTATCTAAGGCGAAAAAGAGTAATGAGCTCCTACAGTATGCATATTCTCCTTCAAAGTGTTTACCGGTTCGAATTGGAGAAATCATCATCAATTATAAGATTTATGCGGCTTTTATAAAGAAACTGAAAGGCTTTAATAAATCTCATGAAATAAAGGATAAATGCCTGGTCTTAACTTACGGTAAAAAGTCGAATGGAGTTTTGACCTTAGAGGATATTTCACCTTACTTTGATGGTTTTCAACACATTCCTGTTGCGACGTTAGATCATGAGGGTGGTGGAAGTAAATGACGGATAAAGGTAAACGTCGTTTGAAAAAGTCTCTGGCCAAAAGAAAAAAGGAACGGTTGAATCGTGCATGGAGGAACCTTTTTGTTAAGTCCGGTTATCTTGAAGAAAGAAAACAATAAGGGGTGATGTGGATGTTGGTTCTTGTAGCTTTCATAGTTGGAGCTTGGTTCGGGATGTTCTTCATGTCTTTGTTTTCAGTCGGTGCTTATGAAAAAGGATTTAAGGATGGGAGTCATGTTAAATGAATTTATCAAAGCTGTTTGCAACTCAAAAAGTATTACGTGACCGGATTAATTACAGTGAGTCGGATCGATTTGACAAATTGATTTTAGCTTTACTGGTGGAGCTTGGTGAATGTGCGAATGAATGGCGCGGGTTTAAGTTTTGGAGTAAGGATCAGGAACCAAGAAGAATAAAAGAATGTGGTTTCTGTTCTGGCGAAGGAAATGGTTTTTTCAGTGGTAGCCAATACACGGGTTACAAAGAAAAATGCATAGCTTGTGATGGAACAGGCCTAGATAAAAACAAAAACCCACTCCTTGAAGAATACGTGGACGGATTGCATTTTGTATTGGAATTAGGGATTGAATTAGGATATGAAAGCATTCGAATTAAACCTCATTTGACAGTATACAGAGAAAAAACAATATCAAAGCAATTCATCTTCGTTTCTAACTTTGCTTCGAGAATATCAGATGAAGATCACTATGATTATCTGTATTTAACCAATGCATTTCTTGTATTAGGTGAAATGCTCGGCTTCACCTGGGAACAAATCGAACAAGCGTATTTTGCTAAAAACGAAATTAATCATCAACGTCAGGAGAATGGTTATTAATGGCTAGGCAAATGAAGCCGGTTATTATTCGTCGCCAATGGAAGCATGAAGCTGAAGAAGCCATAAAGGATTTAGAGGCGAGAGGGTTTGAGGTCGTTTCTCCACTTAAACAAGAAAAACCTCAATCTGAAATACTTCATAATCTTACGTTTGAGCAAAGGCGTTTCCCGGTAGAAGATTATTCTTCTCCTTGGATCGCTAAGCTGAGACGAATCGTTGAATAAAAATATATTGCAAGTTAAGGAGTGAGACGGATGAGAACACAAACTGAATTCGCAAATCACCTTAAACATTGCATCCAGGAAGAACACGGTATCCATTTAAGTGATAAGGCAGTAAAAGACATTCGTAAAACTATTGAAGCTGCATATTCAGTTGCCTTGAGTGGTGCCGTACAAAAGCAAAAAGCAGCAGAAAACAGGTATTACGAACAAAAATATATTACTGAAAAATTAATCGATAAGATCGGTGTCGTGCTGAAATAGTAGACACAAACAGTGTAGTAAAACCACGAGGGAGGAATAGAGAATGATTAAAAAGTCTTTCAAGGTAGTTGATGAGGATAATTTGTATTTTGGACGCGCAGGAACATTGATTTATGAAAATAAAAACATTCTTATGTTGAGAGTGGATTGCGGAGAACATGATGAAAATGTAACCTTCGATAAGTCGGAAGTAACAGCAATCTAATTCGCAGTACGAATAAACAAAGAAGTAAGGATGGAGCATCTAATGAAAATTAAAACATTAGACAATGGATTGGTCATCAAACACCGAAAATCTGCAATCATCTTTGAAAATGCTAGTGGTAAAAAAGAAAAGAAAGAACGTTTTTCTTATAAATTTTCAGAAGATGAATTTAAAGATTTCGCTGCATATATCGAGGAAATAGCCAATGAAGCATGGTCGAGCATAGTACCGAAAGAAGCAAATAGCTTAGGTTCTGATTATGCAGAATACTATGATCGGAAATATGATGCTAATGGGTATTTAGCTATTGGAGAAAATGTCATTTCAATTGATGCGCCTTATTGGTCAGTTGATACGTTATACCAGTTTAATAAACCAAAAATCCAGTCATTCATCTATGACTTACGCAAAAAAAAAATAAACTACTGAAGCCCGAATAAATCGTGACCAAAAGAAAGGCGGAAATAACATGCCGATATATAGCGTAGGTAATGACGGTAATAAAGAAATTTATTTTGGAACAGGGGATATAAAGGTATCTAGTGGTTGGGATAAAGAAGATAAATCCATAGGTGTTCTGGTTCTAAGACAACAAGATCCTAGACCAATAGGAACTCTTGAAGAACGTTATGAGGAAGTGGACAGAGGTATAGCGCCAGTAAGGATGATTTTTAACAAAGTAGAAAGTATTGACGTTTTGATTGAACGTTTAGAAAAAATTAAGGAGTATATGACGTCTGTCTAAGGGGAAATTGCTGATTTTCTATAATTTTACGTATAAGGAGGTTGCCCACTAATGTAGGCAACCTCCCGTGGATATCTCTTATTTACTTATGTTTTTAAAAAATCCTTTTGATTAGTTTCCTTAACTTTTCCCAGTACACACTGCTTCGTAAATTAATTAAGAAGTTAAGTACAGCTACCGTAGCTAAAATTATTTCCATGGGGCAACAGCTCCTCAAATTTTCATTTGAGAAACCCACGGGATAGTTCTTATTTTATGGTATGCAGGTTAGCAATAGATATTCCTTCTTTTTGAAAAATAATGAAATGAAGGGGAGATCGAATTGGATGGTCTTGAATATTTGACTCCAGCAGATTATGAGATTGCTAAGCAAAATGGCATCTCTTACTCCATAGTGTATGCCAGGGTTTATCGATATGGGTGGGATATACAAAGGGCAATTACCGAACCTTTAAGACAAGAAGGGCCCTGGAAAGCCTATAAAGACCAAGCATTAGCAAATGGGGTCTCATACGGAATGTTCATGAAGCGACTACATCAAGGCTTATCCCCTGAAGAAGCAATCCGTCAGGGCCGGAGCTTGGGAGGGAGAAAATTAAACCCCCGTATTTCAGAAGAGATGTATGAAAAAGCAGCCTTGAATGGAATAGGGCGGAACACACTTAAGTGCCGGATTTTTCAATTGCGCTGGTCGGATGAAAGAGCCTTAACAGAACCGGTGCACTTGAATAAATCCAGTAAGAAATAATCGAAAGAAGTGATCAAGTTGAGCGTACAAAAACCTTTGTCCATTCCTAAAATTAAATATGAGGGCTCGATCACTATTGCAACAGGTCGCAGCAAAAAAGAAATGCATTGGAAAAACAAAGAAATGCTTTGGTCGGAACTGATTCAACGGCTTTCCCAGACGACCAGAACTACAGAGACCTATGCGGAATACAAGAAGCTGTCCAAGTCAGAGCAGGACCAAATCAAGGACGTTGGGGGCTTTGTTGGGGGCACCCTTAAAGGTGGAAGAAGGAAAACGGATGCAGTGGTTTGGAGACAGGTTCTTACACTGGATGCCGATTTCATCAAAGGGGATTTATGGACGTCCATTGAAATGATGTTCGATTTTGCCTGTGCCATTTATTCCACGCATAAGCACAGTGAACAGACACCGCGTTTGCGCGTGATGATTCCGTTGAAAAGGCCGGTAACACCGGATGAATACCAAGCTGTATCCAGAAGGATTGCAGCGGATATCGGTATTGATTTCTTCGATGATACAACCTACCAGCCTCATCGTTTAATGTACTGGCCCTCTACATCGTTAGATGGGGAATACGTTTTTGAATATCAGGATGAACCTTGGTTGGATCCAGACGATGTGTTGAAAAGATACACCGATTGGAGGGACCCAGTAAATTGGCCTGAGTCGAGTCGTCTTCAGCAAGCACGAAAGAAACAGGCAGATAAGCAAGGTGACCCTCACGAAAAGCCGGGTATGGTTGGTGCGTTTTGCCGCACCTATTCCATTCCAGAAGCAATTGAAACATTCTTGGAAGATGCCTATGAGCCCGCCATGGATGGTCGCTATACCTATAAAGAAGGTTCCACAACAGGCGGTTTGATTCTATACGATCATGGAAAATTTGCTTTTTCCCATCATGGGACGGACCCCATCAGTGGCAACTTAGTCAATGCTTTTGACTTGGTGCGCATCCATAAATACGGGGTGCAGGATGATGGTGCAGAGCCGGGAACGCCGGTTATCCGCCTACCTTCTTATAAAAGCATGGTTGAGTTTGCACAAAAGGATGCACCTGTTAAGCAAACACTTGGCGAAGAACGACTCCAAGCTGCCAGTGAAGAATTCGGAGGCCTTCCCGTAGTGATGGAAGAAGGGGAATGGCTGAAGAAGATGGATATCGATAAAAAGGGAAATCCTGAATCGACTTTCGCTAACTTACTTCTTATCTTGCAGCATGACCCTTTACTTGCAGGGGGGATTGCCTGGAATGAGTTTTCCTATCGGGCTGTCATTCGAAAAGATATGCCTTGGAGAAAAATTTCAGAAGGGGAGTACTGGCAGGATCGAGATGATTCAGAATTACGAGGCTACATCGAAACCATTTACAATATCTCAGCTCCCGGCAAATTGAATGATGCGATTGCAGCCGTGCAAGGGAGGAATAAGTATCATCCGGTCCGTGAGTATTTGGAAGGCTTGGAGTGGGACGGGATTCCTCGAATGGATACCGTTTTAATTGAATACTTAGGGGCCGATAACACGACCTATGTTCAAGCTGTGACACGTAAAATCCTATTGGCTGCCGTCGCAAGGATATTCAAGCCTGGTACTAAATTTGACAATGTGTTGGTCCTTGTCGGTTCACAAGGGTTAGGGAAGAGTTACTTGATTAAGTTGTTAGGCCAGAAATGGCATTCCGATTCCGTTACGACCGTAAATGGAAAAGAGGCGTATGAACAATTACAAGGTGCTTGGCTCATTGAAATGGCGGAACTGTCCGCAACGAGAAAGGCAGAAGCCGAGGCGGTTAAGCATTTCATCTCCAAACAGGAAGATAGTTTCCGAGTGGCCTATGGTCGTCAGATTTCCGTTTTTCCCCGTCAATGCGTGTTCTTTGGAACCACCAATGATGTCGAGTTCTTAAAAGACAGGACAGGGAATCGACGCTTTTGGCCGGTTGTGGTCGGTTTGAATGAAAGGGTCAAGGACCTTTGGAAAGATATGAACCAGTTGGAAATTGATCAGATTTGGGCGGAAGCCGTGGAGTCGTGGCGTGCAGGTGAATCCTTGTACTTGGGTGCAGATATGGAAGCAGAAGCCGTACAAGCTCAAGAAGCGCACACCGAAGAGAGTGCAAAAACAGGCTTGATTCAAGAATATTTGGATCAGTTACTACCAGAGAATTGGGCGGAGTTAGAAACCGGTGATCGTCGGGCCTTTCTTGGAGAATCGGACTTTGGTGGAAAAACAGAAGGTTCTGTTCTTCGTGACCGGGTTTGTGCTATGGAGGTCTGGGTGGAGTTGTTTGGCGGTGATCCTAAACAGCTAACACCGATGCAAGCTCGTGAGATTAATGACATTTTACGAAGAATGCCGGGATGGGGCCCTTATTCAAAAAATCGAGGAAGGTTAAAATTCGGCAGTTTATATGGCATTCAAAGAGCTTTTGTTAGGGATGAATAAACACTACATGAAGGGGTGGCTAATGTGGAGCATTGTATCTATTGTCAAAGTGTATACGAACTGCAAGAAACAAATTCGTCCATTCCCACCTCCCTTTGCTCGAAAGAGTGTGAGGATGGTTTCAAAGAAGATCAAAAATTAATTAGTTTAGAGTTAAATAATGCAGTGTTGCAGAGTCGACAAAAACAGTGAAGTAAGGGAGTTGGGAATTTGAAACATATTGTTTTCTTCTCTGGAGGAATAGGAAGTTGGATGACAGCGAATCGCGTAATCGATAAACATGGAAAAGAAAACGTAATCCTGTTATTCACTGACACTCTAATTGAGGATGAAGATCTATATAGGTTTATGGATGATGTGGAAGTTGATTTAGGTATACCGATAACAAGGATTGCGGACGGACGAACACCTTGGGAAGTATTCAAAGATGTTAGGTGGTTAGGCAATAGTCGGCTGGCACAATGCTCACACATATTGAAACAAAAACCTGCGGAGAAGTGGATAAAAGATAATTTCAAGCCTGATGAATGTATTCTTTATTTAGGAATTGATTGGTCAGAAGAACACCGTACAAAGGCACCTACAAAGAATTGGGCTCCTTATAAAGTAGAGTTTCCAATGTGCGAACCGCCTTATATGTATAAGCACGATATGATCGATGCTTTAAAGAAAAAAGGAATTGAAGTTCCACTTTTGTACAAACTTAATTTCTCTCATAACAATTGCGGTGGTCGTTGTGTAAGAGGTGGGCAAGGCCACTGGGCTCATTTATTAGAGCTTATGCCTGACCGATTCAATGAGGTCGAAGGCTTTGAAAAAGAGATGCAAGAGTTTTTAGAAAAAGATGTAACCATCTTAAAAAGAACCATCGATGGTGAACAGGAAAACCTTTCTTTGCAGAAATTACGTGAAGAATATGAAGCTGGCAAGAAGGAACAACTTGATATGTTTGATATCGGTGGTTGCGGCTGTTTTATAGATGGATAATCGAACAGTACGAATAAACAGGAAGGAAGGCGGAATATTACTTGAAATTATTCGGAAGATTATTCGAAAAATATATGTGGAACCCAGTGAAAGAACATTGGATTATCACCCTTTCCATACTTACCCTAATCATGGTTTTGCCACCTATAATAAGGCTACTTTTTTAGCGTGTAGTACAAATAAAAAATGATGCAGTAAGCAGTTAAGGAGGGTGCTTGATTGAAGTACATTTGTAATGATTGCGTTTTGGTTTTTGAAACGCACGGTAAATTAGGGCCCAGGAAAATCGTTTATTGTCCAAACTGCGGGGATAATGTCGCTACAGTCAGATATGTTACTCCTTTAAAAGAAACCCAAAGGAGAAATTGGGTTCAAGAGGAGCTGGACTTAGTGGATCGGTGCATCAAAGGGGAATTACAGGTATATGCCGTTGCCCATAAATTGGGCAGGACCGGCAAATCCGTCAGGCGTCAAATGAATCGAATGATGAAGAATGAAACGCGTTTGGTTGAGGGTGCTTGGACCGTTCAAGAAGAAAAGCTCATTCTTGATTATTTTGATAAGAACGGAGTCCGGCCAGGTCTGTATGAAGATTTAGTTAATATGCTAGGACGCACCAAGAATCAGGTTAGTTGTAAGCTGCAACATATGAGGAAAAAAGGGATGTTAGAGAATGAATGGGAGGGGATTGTAAGATGAAGAAAATCATAGATAACAAGTTATACGATACGGAAAAAGCCGAGTTGGTTTTTTCCTTCAAAAGAAAGGTCGCCAAGACAAGCTTGCTAGGTAAATACATTGATTGGGTGGATGCAGAATTATATAAAACCAAAAAAGGTGCTTGGTTTGAAGTGATTGGAGTGGGTCGTTCGGATTGTCATTTAAACCACATTACGGATGAACGTGCCAAGGAAATCATTCAAATCGATCCAGTAAAATATCAAGAATTATATGACGACGTGGAAGAAGCCTAAAGGTATAAAATGAGGTAACCATGCTTCAAAAATGGTATCCATACTATCCATGGGGCTATGTATCCAAGGTGTCCATGAAATATGGTATTTTTGTAGATGTGCTGAATTATAGAAATTTTGGTATCCATGTAAAAGCATGGACAACGACCTTGGATACCGCCTTAAGCTTAGGGGCAGTAAGGTTAACAGCGTATAGTATCCATATAACCATATATCTATTAAGTAGTAGTAATTATAGAATATATACGTATATACAACCCTATATATTCTATAATACGGAAACCTACACAAAACAGGGCTCTTAAGGACACCAAGGATACCGCCACTTTTAAATTGGGATGTGAGGTTGATTTGAAGGAAGGTCAATTGGAGCGACGATTGAAACGGGAGGTAATGAAGTTGGGAGGTCAGGCACTTAAATTCGTATCGCCAGGAATGGCTGGGGTGCCAGATAGAATTGTCCTTCTTCCGAACGGACGGATTCATTTCGTCGAGATGAAAGCACCGGGTGAGAAATTAAGACCCTTACAGGAAAAACGGGCAAAGGATTTAACCTTGTTAGGTTTTTCCGTTTATATGATAGATTCATTGGAATCCATTGATTCATTCATCAAGGAGGTGCAAGATGCCCAAAGTAAAAATAGCTTGTGATTTTTGCAAGGCTCATTTTGAGAGATACCCAAGTCAAGTAAAAGAGAGAAATTTTTGCAGTCGAGATTGTAAAAATAAGCACGTCTCTAAAAGTCATAACCCAGACGGCTATCACAGAAATTTTAATGCTGCGCATCTTTCGGAGCTTAATCGTAAATTAAACCCAACGAGAATGACACCTACAACTCGATGGGCTTTGCGCCAAAAACATTTAGGTAAAGGTGAGGGTAAGTCCTATGAGAAAACACACGGACAGCATACCCATCGGATTGTGGCAGAACAAAAGTTAGGGCGTAAACTTTTGCCAGGTGAAGTTGTACATCATGTCGATGGCGATATCCGAAATAACTCACCTGAAAACTTAATGGTTTTTACTTCCCAAAAAGAGCATCTTCAATGGCATAAAGAACACGACGAGAGGTTCAAATAATGAAATTCGTACCTCACGATTATCAGCAGATTGCGATTAACCATGTGTTAGCAAATCCAGCAGCAGGACTCCTATTAGATATGGGGCTTGGGAAAACTTCCGTAACATTAACGGCGGTCACAGATTTACTTCACGATTCCTTTGAAGTCTCCAAGGTCTTAGTCATTGCACCCAAAAGGGTGGCAGAAGATACCTGGAGCCGTGAGACGGAAAAGTGGGAGCATACCAGGTACCTAAAGGTTTCAAAGGTGTTAGGCACCCAACAGAAGCGTATTGAGGCCCTTAACGCTGCCGCAGACATTTACGTAATCAACAGGGAGAACGTGGAATGGTTAGTTGATTATTATAAAACGAATTGGCCTTTTGACATGTTAGTGATTGATGAGCTTTCAAGCTTCAAGTCATCAAAGGCTAAACGGTTTCGGGCATTACGGAAGGTACGACCTTTCATCAAACGGATTGTCGGACTGACTGGAACGCCAGCACCCAATAGTTTGATTGATTTATGGCCGCAGCTATACTTATTGGATTCTGGCAAACGATTGGGGAAAACCATAACAGGTTATCGCGAACGATATTTTCAGCCGGATCAACGGAATGGAAACATCGTATACAGTTGGAGATTAAAACCAGAATCGGAAAAGGCCATCCACGAGAAAATATCAGATATTTGCATCTCGATGCAGGCAAAGGATTGGTTGGATCTTCCGAAAAGAATGGATAACGTCATCAAGGTTGCTTTACCCGAAAAGACTCGAATGAAATACAAGCAGTTAGAAAGGGACTTGCTTCTTCCTTTTATCGAAGGAGGCGATGTTGTAGCCGATACCGCAGCCGTTTTGTCCAATAAGCTCTTACAGCTGGCAAACGGGGCCGTGTACGATGAGAATGGGGACATCCAAGAGATTCATAACGAGAAGATAGAAGCCCTTGAGGGGGTCATGGAAGCCGCAAACGGCAAGCCGGTTCTTGTCTTTTATTCCTATAAGCACGACCTTAAGAGGATTCAGGACCGATTCAAGGAAGCGAAAATACTGGATACGGCAGAAGACATCAAAGATTGGAATGAAGGAAAGATTCCCATGTTGTTGGCCCACCCTGCTTCTGCCGGACACGGGTTAAACCTTCAAGATGGTGGAAACATCATTGTGTGGTTCGGGTTAACCTGGAGCCTGGAACTTTATCAGCAAGCGAATGCTAGATTGGATAGACAGGGACAAAAACAGAGTGTCATCGTCCACCATCTTGTGGCAGAGGGAACGATTGATGAAGATGTGATAAAGGCTTTAGAGGGTAAAGCAGTCGGCCAGGACGCCTTATTAGCCGCAGTAAAAGCGAGATTGGAGAGATTAATATGAATACAAACGAAACACTTATTGACCATGTAGCAAAAGTAGCAGCCGAAACAGCTCTTCAATTCTTGCATCAAGAAAAGCAAAAACAGGCGAAGTCTAAGAAGGACCGTCGATTACGGAATACGAAATTACTTTTAAGGAATTATAGATCGTTTGTCCTTCATTGTGCGGACATCAAATTGGACATCGTTGCCTTGAATGAAAAACTGGAATTAGACGAACTGGATACGGATTACTTTGCCATAGAGTCCATAAAAAAAAGCAAGGAAAGGACCCTTGCCATGGTGAAATTCATTAATCAAATGCTGGAAGTTTATCGAATCTTATGTGAAAAGTCAAATAAGCCAGAAGACTTGAGACGTTACAGCGCGGTCTATCAAATGTACATTTCGGAGGGAAAAATGACCGCCGAGCAAATTAGTGCCGGGCATAAAACGAACGTTAGAACAGTCTATAAAGATTTGGATAAAGCCTTTGAAACCTTGTCCAGCTTGATGTTTGGAGTCGACAGCATTCAATTCATGGATTAATCATGAGGGCACTTTTTGGACATTGTGGAGGCATAAGCAATGAGATAAAATGATAGTATGAAAAAATTGTGAAAGGCATCCTTCTTGGGTGCCTTTGTCATATTCCTTGCAAACTGGATATACACCTTACTTTTTCGTATTAACAAGTACGACCGTTCTGGTAAAAATGTATATCCGGTTTAGAAGGAATATTTAGGGCTAATAGATACAAGCATCCAAAACGGGTGCTTTTTTATTTTTGAGAAAGGAGGGAGAGTGATGAAGCTAAACGAAAGGCAAAAGAAGTTCGCAGACTTTTATGTTGAGTTAGGGAACGCTGAACAATCTGCAATCAAAGCTGGATATAGCGAGAAGTACGCAAGGGGAAATGCACACAAGTTAGTTGCAAATAGTGGCATCAAATTATATATAGACGAACGGATCGCAGAGAAAGAAAGTAAACAGATTGCCAAGCAAGATGAGGTCTTATCTTTCCTCACCAGTATTATGAGAGGTGAACAGAAGGAGGAGGTCTTGCGAGGTATTGGAGAAGGAGCACAGACCATTGATGATATGGATGTAGGAGCCAAGGATAGGATTAAGGCTGCGGAGCTCCTGGGTAAACGATATGCAATGTGGACTGAAAAACAAGATATTGATATTAAAGGTGCAGTCACGTTTGTTGATGATATAGGTGACGAGGATGAAACGTAAACTCTCTGAATTGATACCGAAAGCGTTTTTCCCTGTGTGGAGAGCAGCCATTAACCCGGACATATTAAATATTGTTTGCAAGGGTGGCCGTGGTTCTGGTAAGTCATCCGATATTGCGCATATCATCGTGCAGTTGCTTATGAGGTACCCTGTTAATGGTGTAGGCATAAGGAAAATAGATAACACGATTGAACTATCTATCTTTGAACAAATCAAATGGGCTATTAGTGAGCAGGGTGTCAGTCATCTTTTTAAGGTAAACAAGTCTCCTATGCGTATCACATACATCCCTAGAGGTAATTACATAGTCTTTCGTGGTGCTCAAGAGCCAGAACGGATTAAATCCTTGAAATCAGCTAACTTCCCATTCGCTTTAGCTTGGATTGAGGAATTAGCTGAATTTAAAACTGAAGATGAAGTCACGATCATAACCAACTCCCTTTTGCGTGGAGAATTGGAGGATGGTCTTTTTTATAAGTTTTTTTATTCCTATAACCCTCCGAAACGCAAACAATCATGGGTGAATAAGAAATACGAAACACAATTCGTATCTGATAATACATTTGTCCATCATTCCACTTACTTAGATAACCCGTTCATCTCTAAACAGTTTATTGCAGAAGCTAATGCGGCTAAGGAAAGAAATGAAATGAGATACAGGTGGGAATACCTCGGTCATGCGATTGGTTCTGGTGTGGTACCGTTTGATAACCTGACCTTCCGGACAATAACTAATGACGAATTGAAAACATTCGATAACTTCCGTCAAGGTGCTGACTGGGGTTATGGTGTGGATCCTTATTCGTTTGTTCGATGGCATTACGATAAAACGAGAAAACGAATCTATGCAGTGGATGAGCATTACGGGGTGAAGATAAGCAATCGTGAGGCTGCTGGATGGATTAAAAAGAAAGAATACCACGATTTAAAAATAACAGCCGACTCTGCCGAGCCAAAGTCTATTGCGGAAATGAAGAGTGAACATGGTATCACACGTATGAAGGGAGCTAAGAAGGGCCCTGGTTCTGTTGAATACGGTGAGAAGTGGTTAGATGACTTAGATGAAATCATTATTGATCCTAAGCGTACACCGAATATAGCAAGAGAATTCGAGAACATTGACTACCAAACAGATAAAGACGGTAACCCAAAGCCTAAGCTAGAGGATAAAGACAATCATACGATTGACTCCACTCGCTATGCCTTTGAAGACGATATGAAACGAACAGGAATGACAATACTCAAATAGGGGGTGGAAGCATGTATCCAATGACGCCGACTGATGGTGAGCTGATTATGGCTAAATTAGAAGCTGAGAGAATGAAAGATACCGAAGTAATAATGGAGCTCATAAACAGCCATGATACGAAGGAAATGGTACAAGGTGAAGCTTATTATTATAACAAAAGTGATATTAAGAAACGCCAGCAGTTTTATTGGAAAGATGGAGTAAGACAGGTTGATACAGAAAAGGTCAATCATCGTATCCCACATGGTTGGCATAAATTCTTAGTTGATCAAAAGGCCGCATATCTAGCGGGTAAGCCAGTGACGTTCCAAGGTGAAGATGATGCTTTCTTAGACAAGTTGAATGAAGTGTTAAATGATGAATTTGACGATGTGCTTCCAGAGTTAATCGTGGGTGCGTCCAATAAAGGACGAGAATGGTTGCATCCTTTTATCAATGAGGAAGGGTTATTCGACTATATCATCATACCAGCGCAAGAGGTTATCCCCATCTTTGGTGGTCCTAAGCGTAAAAACTTAGAAACGATTATCAGGTACTACCAATTAGATGCGGAAACAATGAAAGTCGAAGTGTGGGATAAAGAACAGGTCACCTATTATGAGAAAATTGGTAAAGGTGAATTAGTAATGGATGTGACAGAAGAGGTCAATCCAGCACCCCACTTTTATTATGGTGATAAGGGTTACGGATGGGCAGAGGTTCCCTTCATTGATTTCAAGAATAATAGCAAGGGCGTATCTGATTTAGCTTTCTATAAGGAATTAGTTGATTCCTATGATCGTAACGTATCGGATGTGGATAATAACCTAGAAGAGATTCAAGCATTGATTTATATATTAAAGGGATATGAAGGTACTGACCTAAGTGAGTTCATGGAGAACTTAAGAAGGTATAAGGCTGTTAAGACATCCGATGAACCGGGTGCAGGTGTGGATACATTACAAGCAGAGGTTCCCATTAATACGGTAGAAGCTAAACTAAACCGTGTAACGGAGGACATTATAAAATTCGGTCAAGGAGTAGACCCGAGTCCTGATAAGTTTGGCAATAACCCGTCTGGAGTAGCCTTAAAGAACCTTTATTCACTGTTGGATATGAAAGCTAACGTATTGGAGCGTAAATTCACTAAAGGCCTTATGTGGCTCGTGTGGTTCGCTACGGAATACATCAACATAAGTGATAATAAAAAATATGACTTTAAAACGGTTAAGCCGGTATTCAACAAAACAATGATTGCTAATGAAGTGGAAGCTGTAAAAATGGGCAAGGATTCAGTAGGAATCATTTCTAATAAAACCATCATTTCAAATCATCCTTGGGTAACGGATGTAGAAGCAGAAGAAAAGCAATTAAAAGAAGAAGCCGACGAATATTCAAGGCTGTTACCTTCAGTAGATGGCGGTTCAGCTAATTCTAAAGGGACCACTGGCGATAGCTCCAAAAGTGGGGAAAAGACCTGTTCAGAATGTAACGGTAGTGGACAGGTGCCGAGTGAGAAAACAGGCAAACAGATACAATGTAGAACTTGTGGTGGAAATGGCGTGATCGGTGGATGAATCAAAATGACATCGACAAACAACTGGATCAAATGATTGAAAAGGCAGAGAATGTCATAGATGTAGTGTTTGCTAAGCGATTAAAAGCCTTAAATGAACAGGTAGCTGGGTGGTATCGTCAGTATTCGGAAAAGGGAGAGCTAAGCAGGACGTCATTATATCAATACAATAGGTTCAAAAGGGAAAAGCAATTCATTTCCGAACAAATTCATGAGGATTATAAAGGTTTGTATAAGGAAATTCAGAAGCTTCTACAAGATCAGTATTTAGATAACCTGCTAAAGAGTGGAATGCTTTATGAATACGCAGCACAAGCACAGATGAAATATACAATACCTTCTGTTTCAACAATTAATCAAGCTATCTTAAACCCTATCGCTGAATTAACTTTACCCTCACTGTTAAACTCACATCGAAACGAGACTATTCGCAAGATTAATATTGAGGTAGGGCAATCGTTACAGGCTGGTGAAGACTATGGCACCCTTGCAGAGCGATTAGAAAAGGTTCTAGGGTTTTCGTCCGTCAAAGCTAAAAGAGTGGCTAGAACGGAAGCTGGGCGCGTTCAAACGATTAGCCGAATGGAAAGTGCGAAACACGCTGAGAAGTATGCTAATCTCACTAAAACATGGAATGCGACACTGGATAATAAAGTACGTGCTGCCCATCGAATATTAGATGACCAAGAAGCCGATGAAAAGGGCTTTTTTCATTTTAAAGGAGCAAAAGCACAAGGGCCTCATTTATTCGGGATTGCAAGAATGGATATAAACTGCCGTTGTTCAGTCCTTTACCTTGTTAATGGCAAACGTCCTGAGTTAAGACGTGCAAGGAATGCTGATGGAAAAACAGAGGTTATTCCTTTTCAGTCATATGAAGAGTGGAAAAAGGGGTTGAAAAAAGAAAATGGCTAAATTACAAATAAAAAAACGTGAAGGTGTAACAGAGAATGCAATAACAATGCGCGATTTTAATATTCTAGTGGATGGTCAAGAACCTTCAATGATTACGGAATTAAATATAAATATGACACACGATGGTTTTAATGAAGCCACTTTATCTTTCTATGTTGATGATTTAGAACTTGATGGAGATTTCTTAGCTATCTTGGAAGCAAAAGTTGAGGAATCGAAAAAAGGATTAAAGAAGAAGTGATTTGATGGCTAAATATCGGAAGAAACCAGTAGTAGTTGAAGCTGTTAAATGGACAACGGATAATTTTGTTGAGGTAGATGAATTCATAGGTGAGTATCCGCATTCAACGTTTCCTGCAATGGGCTTTGTGGAGATAGAGACGTTAGAAGGGATTATGACAGCAAATAAGGGCGATTACATTATCAAAGGTGTACAAGGTGAATTTTATCCCTGCAAACCAGACATATTTGAAAAGACATACGAAGAAGTTAAGAATAGCGAAATTGATTCTCCTTATAGAGAAATTCGGGCAGCTGATTTTACCGGCAATGACTAAGGAGGGGGCAAATGTCTGTTAAAAACTTAGTTTCCAATGACGTAGCATGGTCGGTTGAAGAAATAAACAAACTTTATCGCGAAGGAAAAATTAAAGGGATAACCTTTCAAATAATGATAGATGATGGAGAATTTATCACCTGCCATAGTGGAGATATTTCTTTCTTAGAGAAACTAGGAATGATTGAATCTGCTAAAAACGATATTTTCTTAAGTTCAGGAGCTTAAAGAAGGAGTGGTTCGATGAATTTTGGTCAAGCAGTTGAATTAGTAAAAACAGGTGAAAAGATATTCCGTTTAGGTTGGAATGGTAAAGGTATGTTTGTTGTTTATCAAAAAGGATATCCGCAAGGGATTCCATCTAACAAACAAACAGCAGAAGCATGGGGACATAAGGAAGGCGATTTATTCAAAGTGGAGCCATATCTGCAAATTAAAACTGCGCAAGGCTCTCATGCTATGTGGGTTCCATCAATCGGTGACATTTTAGCAGAAGATTGGGAAGTAATAAAGTAAGTTTTACCTCGACCTGTTCGGACAGTCGTTAAAAGACGATAAAACCTATCGAGTCGTTACTCGTTAAAAACGAATAGGAGGCAATTATGAAAGAATTATTAGAAAAGTTATCAAAAGGTGAAGCAACTATAGATGAAGTGTTAAGGGCTATTGATGAGGCTGATAAGGATAAGGTTCCTCGTTCTCGTTTAAATGACAAGATTGATGAAATCAATGATCTTAAAAGCCAACTCAAAGACCGTGATACTCAACTAGTGGATTTAGGTGAAAAAGCGAAGGGTAACGAAGACTTGCAAAAGCAAATCAATGATCTTCAAGATGCGAATAAGCAAGCAGCCACTGATTATCAAGCAAAACTAGATAAACAGGCGTTTGACTTCTCACTTGAAAAGGCGTTATCCGATGCAAAAGCTAAGAATCCAAAAGCAGTTAAAGCATTATTAAATCAGGAAGCCATCAAACTCGATGGGGATAAGTTACTCGGTTTAGAAGAGCAGCTTAAAACCCTACAAGAGAGTGATGGTTATTTATTTGGAGAAAACGAAGCACCTGGCTTAAGAGGCCGTGCCCCTCATACTCCGCCAGCAACACCAAATACAGCTAAGAATCCTTTCACTAAGGAGCATTTCAATCTGACGGAACAGGCTCGACTATTTAAAGAAGACCCTGAACTGTACAAACAATTAAAGGCTCAAGCCTAAGGGGGAAAAATAAATGACTACACGTATTGCGGATATTATCCAACCGGAGATTTTTACTGATTATGTAACTCAACGCACAATGCAAGTATCTAATGTTTTGAATAGCGGGATTGCAACAAATGACAGCCAATTCGATGCATTAGCATCGGGTCCAAACACTTTAGTTAACATGCCTTTCTTCAATGATTTGACTGGTGAATCAGAAGTCATGAAAGATTCTGGATCACTAACACCACAAAAAATCGGTACAAACAAAGACGTCGCTCGTAAACATGGCCGCGGTAACGCTTGGGCTGCTAATGGTCTTTCTGCTTTACTTTCTGGTGCTGACCCAATGGGGGCTATCGGAAATCTTGTAACGAACTACTGGGCGCGTGACCGTCAAATAGTTCTACTTTCAACATTAGCCGGAGTATTTGCTTCTGCTTCTATGGCAGGGAAAACGCATGACATTTCAGCGCTGACAGGTGGAGCAGAATTAATCGGTGGCAATACATTCATTGATGCGAATCAAAAAATGGGTGATGCAAAGGATGATCTTGCTGCCATCGTAATGCACTCTGCTGTTGAAGCTTATCTTGCTAAACAACAATTGATCGAATATGTACAAGATGCAACACAATCTGTCCGTATTCCTACTTTCATGGGTAAACGTGTCATCGTTGATGATGCTATGCCTTTCAATTCTGGCACAGGGGTAGCAAGTGCATATCTATTCGGCCAAGGTGCTTTAGCTTGGGGTAATGGTTCACATCCGGATATCATTGGAACAGAAACAGACCGTGACTCTCTATCTTCTTCTGGTGAGGATTTCTTGATTAACCGTCAAATTTACATCCTTCATCCACGTGGGGTTAAATTCACTGATACAGCTGTTGCAGATGTATTCCCAACGAATGCTGAACTTGCAACAGGAACCAACTGGGAACTTGTATATGAGCCGAAAGCAGTTCGTATGGTTAACTTTAAATTTAAAATTGCTTAATAACGAGAGGGTAGCTTAACGGCTATCCTCCTTTTTTTGAGGAGGGGTTTATATTGTCATTAGCTGGATTTCAACGTAGACGAAGAGAATTAGAGAAACAAAAAGAACTTGAAAAGGAAGTAGAACCACAAGAACAGCAGGAACCAGAACAACCAAAGGAAAAAACCAATAAAAAGAAAACCACAAAGAAGTAGGTGGTTAAATGGATATCCAAAGTGTAAAAAACATGTTAGGTCTTAAAACAGATAAGCATGATAACTATTTAGCCGAGGTCATCCCCCTGTTTATTGAACAGGCGAAGGCCTATTGTAATAACCCTTTTGTGGTAGACGGTGATACTGAATTACCAGCAGGGGTAAAACTTTACGTAGCCAAGGCTATTGAGCACAACATGAAGCCCATAGCCCTCAAAGGGCGAACAATGGGAAGTGTTTCTTATTCGTATGAAATCGAATTGCCTAGGACTATTACAAAGCACCTGGCACCCTATAGGAAGGTGAGTTTCTCATGATATATGATGAATTCCCTCATGAGGTCACCTTTCAGAAGTCAACTAAACTATCTGATGGGTCGGGAGGGCACACCTTGGAGTGGACGGATTTCTTGACTACTGAAGCCTTTGTTTGCCCAGTATCTAGTGAAGAATTATACAAGGCTGCACAAACACAAAACCCAATCAATCACGATGTGTTTTTCCCTTTTGTAGAGGGCATCAAGTCAGATATGAGGGTTAAACACGGTGAAGATATACTGACTATCCACTCCAAGCCATTGGATCAAGGCGGCCAAGGTGAAATTCTTTTATTGAAGTGTTCATTATGATTATTGGATACGGATATAAAGGGTTTGAAATCGCAGTTGATAAGTTTGAAAAGAAGTATATCAAGGAGATAAAACGGATTGTTTCCGAAACGGCTGAAAAGATGGCCAGTCAAATGAAGGCCTTGGCTCCTGTTGATGGAAGCAATCTTAAAGATTCCATTGATATTACCTATGCCAAAAACGGGTTGACTGCGATTGTTAAAGTCGGCGCTTTTTACGGGATATACGTTGAGCACGGGACTGGGATATATGCAGTGAAGGGTGACGGACGAAAGGATCCATGGGTTTACTTTAAAGGTGGGCGATATTATTTCACACGAGGTATGCACCCACAACCTTTCTTTTATCCAAGCCTTGAAGCAGCGTCCAGTTTCTTTGCCAAAGAAATGAACAAGTTAGGATGATGTCGTCATGTTAAAAACATCCTTAGGGCCTTTACAACAGGCTATTTTCACTAGGCTTTCCACTGATACGGCACTTACCCAACGCATTAAAGGAGTATATGACGAGGTCGGAAAGAATACTCCTTTTCCTTACTGTACGATTGGGGATTTAACAGTAAACCCATTCGAAACCAAAACCACTTATGGGGAGAACATCACCATTGTTTTGCATTGTTGGAGTCAGTACAGAGGCAAAAAAGAAGCTTTTGAGATATTAAATTTGATGCTTCAAGCCATCACAAAGGCCCCTTTCGTAATCGAAGGGTTTTCTTTAATTAAGATGAATATTGAGCCTAGTATGCAAGTATTCACAGACATAGACGGAAAAACGAGGCATGGCATTCTTCGCCTTCGCTTCCATATCAACAATTAGGAGGAATGAACATGCAATCAGGTAAAAATACAATCCTGTTAGTACAACCTATCGATAATACGATTGGTGATGCAGGCCTGTTGGTGGCTAATCTAACAGAAAACAGTTACTCCATTGAAAATGAAATCATCGATGAAATGACAAAGATGGGGCGAATTGTAGAATATGGTGAAAACAGTGAATCGTTTGAATTAACGGCTTATGGAAAGAAAAAAGACCCTGGACAAATGGCTATTCTGAACGCGATTAAGCAAAAGAAAAAGCTGAAAGTTTGGGAAGTCGACCTTGAGAAAAATGAAAGCAATGCCTATGATGCAACTTTCGCCATCTGTATTGTGGAAAGCGCTGAAACTTCAAGCCCTACCGATGGATTTAAAGAAGTGTCTGCTACATTGCAGGTAACGGGCTCATCTGTAGAAGGAGAATTAACCACACTGCCAACAACTGCAACGCAAGCGCCTTATGATTTTGAGACTCCAGGAGAAACGGGAACACCAGTTACACCTTAATTAATTAACATTTAAAGCATCCTCCGGGGTGCTTTTTACTTTTAGGAGGATGCTAGATGGCAATTTTAAAGATTAACGACAAGGATTACGAAGCGAAATGCACATTTAAGTTTGACCGATTAGCCGACAAGATGTATTCAAGCGAAAACAAAGACGGAGATAAAGTGAGTGGGTTCATGAACGTATACATGAACTTATTGCAATACGACAACAAATACTTACTCGCTTTCTGGAACTGTGCGTTGGATTACATGGGGAAAGATAAAAAGCCTAAACTTGAAGAAATAGAAGAGGCAATTGAAAAACGTATCGAGGAAGATGGGGATACAGAACTGCTGTTTAAAGAAGCGTTCAACACGGTGGATCAATCGGGTTTTTTCAAGAAACAAGCGAAGAACTTTTGGAAAGACTTCGAACTGATGAAAGATCTCGGCAAGACAAAGGAAGAGAAGGCGGAGAATCTAAAAGTGTACAACGCGTTGCAGGCAGCCAAAAGCGAACTAACGGAATAGATTACGACAAGTTATTAATCGATTCTTCACGGTATTTACAAGTCTACGATACAGATTTGATTTATTCATGGACACCACGTGAATTCGATAACTTCATGAAAGGTGCTAACCTTCGTGAAATTGATAATTTAGAAGCCTTTTCTATTGCAGCTATGTTCAATGCTCGAGCCAGTAACGCTAGACGAATGACATCTAAGAAGTTATACGATGCAGACAAGGCACGTAAGAAGTTGGAAACAAAGTCTGAGGATAAGGAAAAGGAAATCGAAGAATCAATCCGTTTAAATGAAGCGTTTAAAGGGTTCAAACCCCAGTTCAGAAAGAAAGGGGGCAAATAGATGAATGAACGTTTAACGGCTATAGTCGGGGCCAGGATAACCGAGTTTCAAAAGAAGATGGCACAGGTTAAAAAAACAGCTATGGGTGTTCCAAATAAAATCGTCGTAAAGGTAGAAGCAAAGGTTAATAAGTTTCAAAATACAATTGGAAGAATAGCAAACACCATGCGTGCATTCGATACGGTAACTCAAAGCACTGGGCAGGGACTTAGAACAATGGTTTCACCAGGTATTGTTCCGATTCTTGCATCATTAGCAGGTGTGGTAGGTTCACTTGGACCAATGATTGGAGTTATGGGTGGTTCGGCTTTTGCATTGGCAACAGCTTTCGGATTTGCTGGAACTGCTGCTTTAGCATTTGGGGCCGCCGCCGTTCCTACTATAAGTAAGATATTTGATGAAACAACCAAATTGACAGCTGCACAATCAAAAGCGAAGGCTGCTTATGACAAGTTCGGGACCACATGGAAGGGCATTGTAAAGGATCTTGAAAAGCCAGTACTTAAAGCCTTTGCGACAGCTATGGGAGCAGCTAACAAAGCGTTAAACATGGCGAAACCTTTGTTTAGTAGTGCAGCCACAGCAGTTAACAATCTAATGACTGCATTAAATCAATCATTAGATTCATCGCCTGTTAAAGCTTTCTTTAATTACATGAATAAACAAGCTGGTCCAATGCTTGAAACCCTCGGCAAAGCTGTTGGGAACTTCATGCAAGGTTTCATGTCCATGATGACAGCATTTGGGCCACTGGCAGAGAAGACAGCTCAAGGTTTCCTTAGTATGTCTAAGGGATTCGCTACCTGGGCAGCAGGACTTTCAAAAAGCGCAAAGTTTCAAGCGTTTGTGAATTACATCAACGAGAACATGCCAAAGATACGAGCGATATTTCGGGATGCATTAGCCGGAATTACTTATTTCTTCGCAGCATTCGGGCCATTGTCGGCTGATATGATGACAAGCTTACAAACGATGATGGGCAAATTCAAGGAATGGTCTGCGAGCCTTACAGAGAACCAAGGATTCCAGAACTTTATCGGATATATTCGCGATAATGCACCTAAAGTAATTACCTTAATCGGTAACCTCACTACCTTCCTTGTGAATATGGGTGTTGCGTTAGCACCAATGGGAGCGAAGGTTTTAGATATCGTTAATAAATTCATTTCCTGGACTAACTCAATGATGGTAGCACACCCGATGATTGGGAAGATCATGGCTGTATTAATCGTATTATCCGGTGCATTAATCGTATTATCCGGTGCATTAATAGCATTGGTGCCGAATATCATCGCTGTTGCAGCTTTATTTGAGGGAAGAATGGTTTTAGCCTTTGCTAAATTCATAGCCAAGGTTGTAATGTCAACAGCGACATTTGTTGCTAATACTGCGATCATGATTGCTAAATGGGCTTTACTTGGTGCTCAAGCATTATTACATGCTGCGAAAGTATCTGCTGCATGGTTGTTAGCTACAGGTAAAACAATGGTTACAGCTTTAGCTTCTATGATAGCGACTGCGGCAACATTCATCGCTAAATGGGTACTCATGGGTGCTCAAGCCTTAATTCATGCTGCAAGAATGGCGGCCGCATGGTTTATAGCTCTAGGTCCTGTTGGTTGGGTTATTGGTGTGATTGTGGCATTAGTCGCATTAGTAATTGCAAACTGGGATAAAGTGAAATCTGTGACAAGTAAAGCGTGGTCCGCGGTATCTAAAACTGTGAATGATGCAGCAGCGAAAATACTTGGATATATTCAACAGAAATTCCCTGCTTTATATAAAGTGATCATGTCAGCCATGCAAAATGCACAGAAGATTGTTACAGCAGTATGGAATTATATAAAAAGCACATTCCAAAACGTTTTATCTTTCTTGAAAGCACTTGTAAAAGGTGACTTCCAAGGGATGAAAGACGCAATTTCTAATCAAATGAACGCATCTAAAACGTTGATTACTACAATTTGGTCTGCGATAAAGTCCTATTTCGGTACGGTGATTTCAGCCATTGTTTCAACGGTTAAATCAAAGTTTTCTGACTTGGTTAATGCAGTTCGGTCAAAAATGTCCGAGGTGAAGTCGAAGGTACAGGAAGCTTGGAACAATGTAAAGTCATACCTCAGAGGTATCGACCTATTCAGCATAGGGGCAAACATTATCAAAGGGTTAGTGAACGGTATCAAATCAATGGCGGGTAGTGTTGTTTCTGCTGCCAAAGGCGTTGTTGGGGATGCAGTTTCAGCAGCTAAGAACTTACTTAAAATAAAAAGTCCGAGTCGTGTATTCAGAGAAATCGGTCAGTTTACTGGTGAAGGTATGGTCGTGGGTATGAACAATATGAAATCGGCTGTTAGCAAAGCGTCGGCTAATATGGCGAAGGCTGCCATGATCGAACCACAACGTACTCAATTTGCTTTCGATGCAGGGTTAAGTACATCTGATTTTGGTCGTATCCGTCATGATGTAGGCGCAGAAGTATCTGGCTTTGAAATGGATCCTACCATCAATGTATACAACGAATGGGATGGCGAGAAAGTGGTCTCTTATGTAGAGCGCGGCAACGCGAAGAAAAGTAGGATTACAGATGGATTTTACGGGAAGTAGGTGAACCGATGGATGTACTTATAGAAAAGTTAAATGGGGAACGGAAAAAGTTCTCTGAAATCGGGCTTATTCCCCGTGATTTCCTTGTATCAACAGCAGGAGTAAGAACGTATACATCAGAGATAACAGGAAGACCAGGAACCATTGATAAAGGTGCTGATTATGGACCACGATCTATAACAGTGCCTTTTATGTTTGGATCTGAAGACATGATGGACTATGTAACAAAGAGGGATGAAGTATTTGCTTGGCTTGGTGGCGTAGAGGCGTTTTGGATATACGAGGGACGTTCACTTGGCTATGATGTTTTTGAAGCACCAGGTGAAACTGAAGGGATTCCATCCACTTACTTTGAACCAGATATCATATTCAGCAAACGTTATTTCGTTAGGCGTTCAAGTGATTTAGCACCTGATCAAAAAGGATTATGGGGATTGGATTCCATTTCCTTTGAAACAGTAGGATTACCTTTCGGAGAAACACCGGATACAACGCTAACACCAATGGAAAGTGGAGGGACGTATACTTTCACGAATCCCACTACAATCCAAGTCTATAACGGCGGTACGGAACGAATCGATCCAGAGGAAGGGATGTACTTAGTCATTGAGTATAAAGGGGCTAGTACAAACTTAAAGATTAGAAATCAAACGAACGGTATCGAATGGAGTTATCTTGGCTCTAGTGTAGCAAATGACTCAATTAAAATAGATGGGGTACATTCTACCCTCAACTTGCTTTCAATCGTCAGAAACACGAATTTGGAGCTTGTTAAGTTGGAACCTGGAATGAATACCATTCAAGTTACAGGTGCGACAAGTGGAACACTCACATTCGATTTCCGGTGGTATTTTAGATAAAGGAGGCTCAATATGTTAGCGATAAAGAATTTAGAAGGCGAAGTATTCTTGCTTACAGGGGCCTCTAATATCGTTCGTAAGCGTAGGGTTAATGGGGAAAAGGAATTGTCCTTGAAACTCGATAAAACAGTACAGAACGCTCATTTCTTTGATGATATAGATAAGTTATGGCGAGTGATTGATTTTGCTGGGGAAGAATACCCCATTTTAATATACAGAGATGTAGCGATGGGGAATGGATACACAAGGGAAATTAATTGCTTGCACAGTTTCTTTGATGACATGAGGAACCACGTTATTTATGAAACGTTCACGGGTTCAAAAACCTTTGCAGCAATGATGGAGTTTATCTTTGCCGGCTCAGGCTATACCTACAACATCATTGATCAGTTTTTAGCTAATGACTTTGAGAACTTCGGTGATGATTACGGACTAGAGCTATTTAAAACGGCACTAGAACGTTATGTTGCAGAATTTACGGTCAGTGGTAAGACAGTGACTTTACGTGCTCAAATCGGCAATACAACGGATTTCCAGTACCGGCATAAGTTCAATCTTGAATCCATTGAACGTGATGTAGATGCATTGGATTTCAGCACGTATGGTGAAGGGTTTGGGAAAGGTACATTACATGTCACCTATCGTTCTCCTTTAGCCGATATATACGGTGAACGACCAATTAAAGCGATTCGTGATGAACGGTTCACGAAGGCGGATAGTTTAACCGCAACTGTTAAAGAAGCTGTTGATACTAGCTTAAAAATCGCTTTGACCGTCAAACTGTCTGACCTTCGGGCGAGTGGCTATAACAAAAACCACCCAAATGAAGGGGATACAATCATTCTTGTCGATGACAGGTTAGGATTGAAAGTGGATACCAGAATTGTGGAAATTGTTGAAGCCTTTGACAAGAAAGGGAATGTGCTTGATTGTGACGTAACACTATCCAATTACAGCAACATCTTTGAGCAACAAAGGCGTATACACAACGCTACAAAGACCATTGCTGATGCGATAGACGGTAAACGCCCATTACCTTTCGAAGCTCTTGCAATAGCTGTACAGCAAGCGACAATAGCTTTACAGAATGCCCAAACAGAATTAGAGTTTCCGGATAATGGCGGGATCCTTGCGATAAGTAAATCAAATCCTAATCATTTCGTTCTTTTCAATAGCGCAGGTGTTGGCATATCGACTGATGCTGGTCAAACATTCAAGACAGCAATCACGGCATCAGGAATCGTTGCGGATGTTGTTACGGCTGGGACTCTTCGGGGCATCATTATTGAAGGAGTAGAAATCATCGGAAGTATTATCCGTTCTGCTGATGAAGGGACAGAGTTTTATGTGGAAGGCGGTAACATGATCCTATCCCGTACTAATGGCAGGAAAGTAACTGTTAATCCCAATGGCGTTTATGGACTTGATAGTACGGGAGAAATTCTCTTTAAAGCAGATAGAGGATTGGTGACTAGTGCGGCTTTGGGTACGAGTAACTCAAATGTTTATTTAGCTCCAGATTCTAATAATGAAGTTCGAGTAGTTGATGTCAAAAGCATCCCATCTGATGGGGTCGCGGAGAATTATACGTATAGACCTATTAGAGCTCAAGGACTTAGATTTGGTCCAGGGGCAAATGGATATATAGGTACGGAAGGTGAAGTGAGAATAACATCTAGTGGATTCAGGCAGGATGATGGTTCTGTCATTTATCGTGATTTACGCGCAGCTGCTATTTACGGCACAGCATTTATCACAACAACAGAAAGCGCCTGGATTGGTACAAATAGCGCTTTGCACGTGGTTGCGAAAGGGACTGCGGAAGGTAGTTTAAATCCAATATATCGCCCTTTGTATGCAGGTAATATTTTTGGTACAGCATTTATTACACAAACAGCAAATGCGTATATCGGGACAGATAGTGAATTACGAGTCGTTAATAAAGGGTTAACTGACATTTATAGAGATGTTAGGGCAAATGTGTATATCGGCAACGCGATTCGTGTTCACAATGGGGATAACTTGTATCTTGGGGTCAGTGGAACAAACGATGGAGAGGTACGAGTGACCAGTAGTCTTCTATACAATGATGGTAATCCTTCCTATTACCCAATTAAAGCAAGTGAATATCGAAACGGGTCCAGTATCACGTATAAGACAAACATTGAAGATTTAGATGATGTGGGTTTATTCAATATCAATAAACTTGCAATCAAGAGATATTTGTTGCAATCAGACGTAGACAATGGGATTTATGACAACTGGCAAATTGGAGTTATTAGTGAGCTTAGTCCTGAAGTAGCAACAAAAGACGGATTAGCAATAAACATATATAAAATGTTGAGCTATTCAGTCAAGGCTATCCAAGAACAGTCTGTAAAAGTGGACACACAGCAACAACAATTAACTGATCAGGAGTTATTAATTACTGAGTTAATTACACAAAACGAAGCGCAACAACAGCAATTAACCGATTTCGCAGCATTGACAGAATCATTAACAAGCCGCCTCGCTGAATTAGAAGAACGGGTTGCACTATTAGAAGCCTAAACAGGCTTATTTTTTTTGAATGAAGGAGGTACGGAATGTTTAAAAACTTTGATATTGCAGTTGATACAACAAAAGGGATTAGAAATCAGGCAATCAGTGTAAACACCAATGATTTACAAACCCTTCAATTTTCTTTTATTATCACTCAATCAGGCGTACCGGTCAATTTAACGGGAGCCACTGTACGATTGGCGGTGAAAAAGCCAGACAAAAAGACGGTGTTCCAAGATTGTACAATTACAGATGCAGTAAAGGGAAAATGTGAAATCATATTAGATACACAAGCGTATATTGTCCCAGGACTTCATCCTGTTGAATTGATGATTTATTATGCTGCAGACAAGGTATCTGTCACAGGCAGGTTTTCATATACGGCCAACAAAGGGATATTGGATGATAGCTCCGTAGTCAGCACAAACGAATTTCAATCCATCAACAAGGCTATTACGGATGTTGAAAGTATCGTGGTGGATTTAAGAGATAACGGAACTGGAATTGACGCTCAAGCACGATCCGAATTAGAAACAGTTACCACACAGTTGGCGGATACAGGGAAACAGGTAAACGGAATTGTTAATATAAAACAATACAATGTAGTTGGTAATGGGGTAGTCGGAGATAGCGACAGCATACAAGCAATGATAGACTCTTTAAGGCAAGCTTCCATATCAAGTAATTTATCAAAACAGTATACAGTTAAATTGCCGTCAGGGAAGTATATTATCGATAAAGAGATAAAAATGTCCCCATACGTTAAAATCAAACCTTTAGGGTATGTTGAATTTTGCATAACTCATAACGGTACAGGATTTTGGATTACACCAAGTACAGGTGATTTAACCTATAATAATTCAAGTCCTGACCACTTAAATAAAAATTCGTGGAATAGAGGTAAATATTTTGATGGTTCTGAGGGTGCGATTGTCTTCACTTCCACACTAGATAATGACGACCCTTTAACAAAAACGATAGCGATTGAAATTGGTTCTAGAAATGCAGGTAGTTTACGTGAAACACCTATTTCACGATATGTAATGGATAATGTGAATGTGTATGGATTAGACACTGCCATTAAATTTAATTGTGTTAATAACTACATTGGAACATTAAAGCATTGTCATCTTGAATTAAATAATCACGCTTTACATTTCACTTCACCAAACGGCACACAAATTAATTCGGGTGAGAACATGGTATTCGATAACTGCATTATTGCCATATCGAAAAAAGAAGCCGTTTTAATTGATGTTCCAGGACACGACCTAACTTTCCATAACAGTTCGTTTGATTTTAATGCATCGCCTGTATTTAAAAGTTTGAAATCAGGCACCTGCATTCGGTTAAATAACAGTTATATTGAAAAAATTGGTGATGGGGTGGGCGCTCAATTAATTTACAGTTCTGAATCAACAAATACTGGAGAGACAGGGGGGAGAAATTCATTCTATATTAAAAACACCCCTATTTTTGTGGAACGTGCTTCTAAGTTATTTGAAAACTTGCCAAATAGTGGTGCGGGCTACATTAATCTTCATTTAGATATTGACGGACTTGAGTTAAGGTATGCTGAAACTAAATTTTCAGCCCCATATTCTATTGGAGATCGTTTTATTGTGGATAGTCCTAAAGTGTTTCTGAGAAGCAGAAAAATTCTAAATATGTCTATAACCAAAAGCGTAGTGTCGAAAGAATTAAACTTATTAAGGAATGGAGATCTTGCACTTTCGACGCCTGCAACAGATTTAACAGTAGCGTCTAGTGATGTCTATTGGGAGGTAACAGGGTTCAAAACAGGGGTTTCTAATCCAACAATTGTTGCCGAGGGGGTAGGAGGAAGCAATTGCATTAAATATAATGTAACCAATACCACCGATAATCAAGTAACCTTTACCCATAAGCTTAAATATAACGTAGAAGCCGGAGAAAATTTACTTTTTTCTGCTCTTGTAAAAACAGATAAAATAAGTTCTAGAAATGAGTTTAGATATATTCTTGAATGTTACGACCAAAATGACGTATTAATGCAAACATTAACGTATTATGACTATTTTGGTGTACCTGCAACAGTTACAACCGTTGACGGAACACAATTCAGAATGATACGTGACGTTGCTACTTTCTATATTCCTCCAGGTGTATTTAAAGTGAAACCTATATTTAAACCAGTTCTAATGGATGGTACGTTTCTGTGTGTAGATGAACTACACTTATCTAAATCAAAATAATACACAGTGGGAACATACTGTGCGGTACTGAAAACCCTAAAAAAAGAGCAAACAGGTTATACTGTTTGCTCTTTTTTTCGTACTTTTTTGCAGAGTTTGATTATTTTTCATGTTCTTTAAGTACTTCTTTCAATGCTTTTTCGATTAATTTTGATTGGGGTATCATTGTTTCATTCGATACTTTTTTTAATTGCTCAATAAGGTTTTCCTCAAGTGTAAAGGTAACACGTTTTCTCATAGTATCCTCTCCTTTGTATGTATTTTACAATAAAAGTATTGCACGCGCAATGCAATATGTTACAATACTTATATGGTGAAATATGACTAAGGGGGAAGGGTATATGAATAATGCTGGGGAACAATTACTTTCTGAACTTGTCGTCACGTTACACGAGCTTTTGCCTGGGATTGATTTTGGTAAAGTTAAAAACAAAATATCTGGTATTCTGTCACATTTCAAAGTGGAGGTTCAAGAAGAGTACAAGCTTGAATCGGATTTTCCTGAAAAGATTAAACTGTTCATCGCTTCGAAAAAGATAGAGGGATTGAGCGCTCAAACGTTAGAAGGTTACGAAATTGAAATGAGATTATTCTCCATGGCAGTGAATAAGCAAGTCGAACACATTACCTCAGGAGATATTCGAGTGTATTTAGGAAACTTAGAAGGACGTAAAATGAGTACTATAGGTAAAAAACTTAATGTAATTCGAACGTTCTTTGGATTCTTAATGGCAGAAGAGATGATATCACGTGATCCAACATTGAAGATTAAACAGCCTAAAGAAGAAAAGCGACTTGGAAAGTCCTTGACGATAGAGGAATTAGAAATGCTTAGAGAATCTTGCCAATCGATTAGACAAAGGGCCTTTTTAGAAATATTTTATGCGACGGGTTGTCGTCTTTCAGAAATGCAAAGGTTAAATATTTCTGATGTAAATATGCAAAGTATGAGTTGTAAGGTGATAGGTAAGGGCGATAAAGAAAGGGAAGTATACTTTTCATTTAAAGCAATGTTTCATCTACGGAAATATTTACTTTCTAGGAATGATAATGAGCCAGCTTTAATGGCAACTATCCGTAAACCATACAGAAGGCTTTCTAATAGGGCTATCCAAGATGAAATCAAAAAGATTGCCAGTAATGCCGGACTAGAACACAAAGTAACAACTCATGTTTTGAGGCATACCTTTGCAACTCTCACCTTGAATAATGGAGCAGACATTGTAGCAGTTCAAGAGTTGCTCGGTCACAGTTCTCCAGACACGACATTAAGATATGCTCGAATCACTGATGAACGCAAACGCGATCAGCATAAAAAATATTTAGTTCAATAAAATCCAAGTCGTCCAACAGGGCGGCTTTTTATTATATAAAACATCCTGGACATACAGACAGAGAGAAATTTATGTTAAAGGGGGTCATGTACATTGGAGGAGAATTCTATGGACACATGGCAACAAGCAGTCAGAAAAGATATCGATGAATTAAAGGCAGATAAAGTTTTAATGAAGCAAGATATTAGAAACCTGCAAGACAAATCTCTACTTCATGATCACGACATCAGAGAGATGAAGACAGACTTGACGGACATTAAAGATGATACGAAATGGTTACGGCGAACAATTACAAACGCTCTGATTGTTGCGTTGATTGGTGGAGCAGTAGCCCTTTTTTATGCGGGAATTAAAAACTTTTAGGAGGTAATTTAATTATGGATAAAGCAAAACAATATGTAGCAATGATAGGCGGTGCACTTGGTGCACTGCTTTTATTTTTTCAATCACTAGGTTATCAGGTTGAATGGTTCAATGAAACTACAATCAATTCATTTATTAACTTTCTTACAGCTGCCATTCCACTTGGTTTTGCTTTGTACGGCGTATATAAGAATCAATATTTAGTCACCAAGACAGCTAAGAAACAAGAAGAAGTTTTGAAAAAACAAGGCTTAAAATAAGCCGCCCATCGGGTGACTTATTATTTTAAATTATAAGGGGATGTTCATATGTTTAGAATGACGTATAACGAAAGAAATTTAGCCAATATCGACAAGCTTGCGGATCATACGAAAGTAGCTGCGAAAAAATGGTATGCCTTCCTGCTTGATAATGAAATTGATTTATTGATATACGAAACAATTCGTTCTGAAGGTACACAACGAGCTAATGTAGCAAAAGGAGCTTCTCAAACAATGCGTTCTTATCACATTGTTGGTCAAGCGTTAGACTTTGTACCGGTTAATCCAAAAGGGTCTGTGAACTGGGCTGGATACGGCTCAGCAGACGTTAAAAGGGCAGTTAAGAAAGCTAAAGAACTTGGATTCCATTGGGGTGGAGATTGGACGAGTTTTGTTGATAAGCCTCACTTAGAATTTAGGCACCACGGGTACGGTACAGATACTTTCACCAAGAAGGTCGAAACGGAAACAGCCGGTGTGGTATCTACACCTGAAAAAACTATAATGGATAAGGCTACAGAAAAGATTCAGAAAACCCTTAACAGCCGATATGACGCTAAATTAACAGTTGATGGCATTCCTGGTTCTAAAACACTAAAAGCCCTCGTGAAGGGGCTGCAAATCGAATTAAACAAGCAATATAAATCAGGGCTAGTTGTGGATGGTGACTTTGGAAGGAAAACGAAAGCGTCTGTTCCGAACGTGAGGAAAGGTGCAAAGGGTAATATCACATACATCTTACAAGCTTCTCTTTATTTCGAGGGGAACGATCCGAAAGGCGTAGACGGTATTTTTGGAGTTGGTACCGAAAAGGCCGTGAAAGCATTCCAAGAGGACAATGGATTGCCTGCTGATGGAATCGCTGGAAGAGATACTTTTACTAAATTGTTTGTATAAGAACAAGCCCCTACTCTTAATTGAGTAGGGGCTTGTTCTTGTTTGTAAAGATAAGTCAAAATTTAGGCCTAACCTTCTTAACCAATTCCGTAATATCATTATCACCGTTATAAACCACTTGATCTATTCGAAAATCTTCACTAGCTGCGTAGCTACTTTTAATTTGTTGAATCCACTCATATGCAGCAATAGCAGCTGCCCAATCGGGTTCCTTTTTAAAAACTGAAGGAAGAACAGGAAAGCTTCCACTCTGCATGAATTTCGTTTCTTTTGCATGTAAGTACACCTTGATATTAATGTTCATTTTATTTCAGTTTCAACTCAGTTTCCCATTCTTTATATTCAACATCAGTATCTGTTTCTCCACCTGTATTACCATTCCAAGAAAGTTTAACCCATTCAATTTTGTCTGCGTTTCCGCGTTTTAGATAGAAAATAACGTCACCTTCTTTAATAACTCCTTTGTCAATTTCTCCGCCAATGTTTTCTGAATAAATCATATCAGCTTCGACTTGTTCTCCAGTTGAAGTCACTAAAGTTGCTTGATCCGGATAAGTAACGAATTTCCCATCGTTTTTATTTTCTATTTTAAATTGAACACCTACAGCTGAGGTAGTGATTTCTTTGCCGTTATCATCCAAACCTGGAGCTTTATCACTTACGACTACCTTTTGGATTTCGGTTTTTAGACCTTTAAAATCATCTTCCCATTTTGCATTCTCATAATAAGTCCAAATATCATTTTCTTTAGCTTTGTCTGCTTCTATTTTACTTTTATCCTCTGAAGCAGCTGTATCTTCTGTTTTTGCTTTGGCTTTTTCATCATCATTTTGTGCAACATCGTCTACTTCATTACCACACGCAGCCAATAAGAAAGCCGAAAGCCCTACTACTAATAATTTTTTCATACAAATTACCCCCATTTTTTTATTCCAATGGTAATACTAGCACATAATTCCAATATTTCAATCCTCTTCCTCATACAAATCATCAACTTTTACCTCGAGCAGCCTCGCTAATTTAAATAGTTGATCGGCTGATGGATTCGTTTTCCCTTGGCTCCAGTTCGAGATAGTATTCCTCGATACTCCCATTTCCTTTTGAATATAATCCCGTTTGAATTTGGATTCTTTGATTAGTTTTCCAATATTAGATTTCATCCACATCACCACTATATAACATTCTCTAGGCAATTATGTTTTCCTGCTTAGAAAAATTTTCACAAGTAATTGTGCATAGTACAGGCAAGTTATTGGGCATTCGACCATAGACTTGAGTATACCAACTTAGATACCAGATTAAATTCCACCTTAGTAGTTTGCTTGGGCATATACCAGATTCGTTATTATCAACGATTGAACGGTTGTTTTTTATGATTCTAGATGTGAGGGAGACTTACTACGTAAGTCCAATGAGGTGGCGTTGAAAGGAGAGGAATACTTATGATTTTTGAAGCTGTGTCAACTGCTCTTATGGGAGGTCTTGCTTTAAAAGCTCACTTATCCAAAAATGGAGTAGGGAATGATTCGAAAAAGCTCAACAAAATATTTACGCTTAGCGGGCTAAATGTTAAGGATGGGAAACAAACCTTGACGACTCAATTAACCAAAAAACGAAATCATGAATGGGGGACTGAATACCGGTACCGAATACCTTTAGGGCGAAGTTTTGAGGATTACTTAGCCAAACAAAAAACAATTGAGGCTGGGATTAACACTAGATCCGTAAAGGTGCAATTAAAAGACCTCAAAGGGCTCAAGTTAGATAAGAACATCATTGACACTATAAAGAGTCTATATACCAAGAAACTCACGGATAGAAAGGAAATAGAGCTTTCTTATGATGGGATGTTAATTATCCGAGTTTATAACGATCCAATGCCTAAAAAAGTGGACTTTCAAAAAGGAAGTGGCTGGAAAGTGTCCTTTGGTATTTGTAGAGAGAAAAACAAGGAGATTTATCATGATTTTGAAGTGTTTCCTCATTTAGTTGAAGGAGGAGTCACAAGATATGGAAAATCTAATTTGCTAAATTGCATAATTAATTCATTGCTGCAGCAACAACCGAATAATGTAAAATTTCACCTTATTGATCTTAAAGGCGGTGTGGAATTGTGTGACTACGAGGACATAGCTCAGACCGTTTCTATTGCGTACGAACCTGAAGAAGCATTATTGACCTTAGAAAATGCTTATAATGAAATGAGGGCTATGCAGAAACGTTTAAAAGCCATGGGCAAGAAGAACGTTCAAGAAGCTGGTATACCAGAACGAAACTTCATTATTATTGATGAGGTTGGTGAATTGAATCCTGATGAGGAAGTTGACAAGGATATGAAAGCCATCAAAAGACTTTGCCAGAAATATATGTCCCAAATATCAAGGTTGGGGGCTGGGCTTTCTTATAGGCAGATTCTAGCCACCCAGTATCCAACAGGCGATGTTATTCCCCGTGCCTGTAAGCAAAATAGTGATGCTAAATTGTGTTTTAGAGTACAATCTGGCATTGCTTCAAATGTTGTATTGGATGGTCCTGGTGCAGAAAAACTCCCTGAAATTAAAGGTCGTGCTATCTACCAAACCGCAGATAAACAGGTAATTGTTCAAACCCCACTTATAACTCCTGAAATCATCCGCGAAACCATAGGTCCTTTTATCATCGATAAAGGGGGTCAGTGTATTGAAACGCCTAAACGAGAGGCAAGAGAGAATACTGTTATCTTTGAAGAAACTGGATTATCTTAACCGAGATCAGCTAAGAGAGATTCACCGGTTAGGTGCCGTAAGAAATACCAATAGAATTTTAAAAGACTTATCACCATATTTATCAAGCTTTCGTGAAGAATACAGTACGATATATTTTTTAAACAAAGAAGGAAGAGAATATGTGAATTCCAATAAAGTCAGGAAGAAAAACAGTTTCGTGAATCATACGATTATGCGGAATGACTTCTATATACATGTTGGATTCCCTTCTGAATGGATAAATGAAATGAAGGTGCGTGATGATAAGTTCACCGTTATCTGTGATGCGTGGTTTAAAAAGGATAGAAGATTTCACTTTTTAGAAATTGATTCTATACAAAAAATGAAAGAGAATACCGCAAAGATTATTCAGTACACAGGGTTGTATCAAAATGGAGCTTTAAAAAAACATTTGGGTTATTTCCCTAAACTAATATGGGTGACGACTACAGAATATAGAAGAAAGAAACTTCGAGAATTATGTAAAAACTTGCCTTGTGATGTTTATACAACAGAAGAATTAAGATAAAAGGGGCGGTTTAAATGGCAAACGTGCAAGTTATTCCTTTCAACGACTTCATGACTGGGAGCTACAAATTAAAACAAAAGAAACAAAAGAAACAAAAGAAAAAGGCACTTAACCTTATAAAGAAAGTAAGTACCTCCGTAGCTATACCTCTAATCATGGCAAAACCAGTAATGGCTGCAACTACAGCCTGCGCTTCTCCAGATGCAGTTACTGCCGGTGCAAAAGAATGGATGGGCGAAGCTACTTTATCGACCTTAGCTCATGTATTAGATCCTGTTGTTGATATACTTGTTGCACTTAGCTTTCCTGTTGCTTCGGTCATTATTGTAGGGGCATGCTTCTACTTCATGTTCAATAATGCTGAAAAGGCTTGGAGTATGATTCAATCAGCTGGACTGGGTTATGTATTGATCCAAGTTTCTCCTTTGATTCTAAAAGTGTTGAAGGAAGTAGGAAATGCGGTGTAA